ATATCTGGTGGACAAAAAAGTAGTGATTATTATAATAGTAGTTTGGGTAATCTTGTGATTGCAAGTGATGGTAGTGTCTCTAGAACTTGGACAAATACTGCAAAGACATTATCAACAGTTCAATCACAAAAAGTTAAAGAAGCAAAAAGAGATGCCAACAATATGTTATATCATACAGATTGGTATGTTGTTCGTAAGGCAGAAACTGATGTCGCAGTGCCAGGCGAGATCACTGCGTACAGAACTGCTGTGAGAACTTGTTATGGCAATCTTAAAACTGCAATTAATGCTGCGTCAGACGTAGATGGTGTTGCATCTTTGTATCAACATTCTGCTGGTGCTTCTATCACTGAAAAGACAGTAAATCCATCAAGTGCAGTAAACACAACATCAAACACAATTACAATTAGTGGACATGGATTTGTCGATGATGAACAAGTTTCTTATGATGCTGGAAGGACTGACGATAGTGATAATACTGCGATAGGTGGATTAGTCAGTGGAAGAACATATCATGTTTTTGGTAAAACAACGAATACGTTTAAACTATCTGAATCACACAGTTCTTGTGGGGATGCAGCTGCAGTAAGTTTAAGTTCTGGTGCAACTGGAACTAATCATACTTTTGCATCATCTGGTATTCCAGGCAAAGGTAATGCGTGGCCTAGACCAGATATGTCAAAGTACGATGGTGCTTAAAGGGTAAGACATGAGTAATGCAAGAAATTTAGCAAATCTTTTATCGCCTGGGGCAACAACCCTTGGAAGTAGTGCGATTGCTGATAATGCGATCACTGGTGCAAAAGTGGTTGCTGGTGCATTATCTGCCGCAGATATAGAGGATAGTTCTATAACCGCAGCTAAACTTGCAACTGACTCTGTGACAACTGCAAAGATTGAGGCAAGTGCAGTTACCACTGCGAAGATTGCTGATGCCGCAGTGACGAGTGCAAAGGCACTAAATCTTGGTCGCAGAAATAAAATTATTAATGGACAGTATGCTGTTGCTTCTAGGGCAACATCATTTACTTCCACTGGTAGTGCAAATAACGATGCGGTATATACATTAGATCGTTGGAAGTTATTATCAGATGGTAATGATATAGTTGATGTTAGTCAAGAAACATCAACAGTCCCTACAAATAAATTGTTTGCATTAAAACTTGATGTTGAAACTGAAGATAAAAAATTTGGAATTGCACAAGTTGTTGAGAATAATGCTTGCACAGGTTTGATCGGAAATAGTGTTACACTATCATTTCAAGCAAAAGTATCTGATACCTCAAAGTTAGACAATATAAAATGTGCAATTATTTCGTGGAGTAGTACAGCAGATTCCCCAACAGCAGATATGATATCAGCTTGGGGAGATGAAGGAACTGATCCTACTTTGGCATCAAACTTTACTTATGAAAACACTCCAGCAAACTTAAATGTTACAACTTCATATGCAAAGTATTCTGTAACAGCGAGTGTTGATACATCATCAGCTGCTAATGTGATTGTCTTTATTTGGTCAGACGTAACTGATACCACAGCTGGACACCATTTGTTTATAACAGATGTTCAGTTAGAGGAAGGCAGTTCTGCGACTGATTACGAACAAAGAGCTTTCCATGAGGAAGAACGAGATTGTCAAAGATATTATTACGAGATACACTCAGCAACTAACTACTCAAAGTTTGGAGTAGGTAGGGCATGGTCTACTGATGACACTGCTGCTGCATTATTTTTACCTGTTGCAATGAGAACCACTCCTACTATGGCAACAAGCACCATAGGAACAAATTTTGGAGTTGCTGGTGTTGGTAGTAGTATCTCTTCAATAACTTTGGCAGAAAGAGATGTAAACAATCAACTTTTTACTATTAATGTCGCATATGATTCTACCTCTTTTACTACTGGCAATATTTATCAAATAGAATCTAATGGTAATACCACAGGGTTCATATCTTTTGATGCAGAGATTTAGGAGTATGAAATGACATTTACAAATGTAAAATATGTTGAGGGACAAGATGGTCAGAATGTTGCAATAAAGTTTGTTTGTGATGGGGTAAATATGTCTGTTATGTTAAACTCTGTTGGAAACAGACACTATGATGAGTTAATGCGTCAAGTTGATGCTGGAACGATAACAATTGCAGCTGCAGATTAATAAGAACAGGAGAGATAGATGGCACTAAGTACAATAGGAACAAATTCAGTCGCAGATAGTGCTGTTACAAGTGCAAAAATCAGTAACGGAACTATTGCAACTGGGGATATTGCTAATGACGCAGTAACAGGTGCGAAGCTTGCAGATCTTGATGCTTTAACTGTTTCTGGAGATCTGACTGTACAAGGTACAACCACAGCTCAAGGAACAACAGTGGGGTTTGTTACTTTTGATAAGTTGTTGCTAAATGCGACAGATGGTTCTGCAACTGATGCTGGAGACAATTTAATTCTGAATGGAACAGATGCCACTAGTGCAAATGCAGATAGTAGTATATTGTTTGATGATGGCACTGGAGATCCAGCTATTACATCATCAAGTTTTGGCACCAAAAAAGTTTTACAAGTGGTTCATGCTGGTAACTTTCCAGAACAAAGTTTTACACTTAGCACAACAGCACTAGCCACAGCTGTGTCTGCAACCATAACACCACTAGAATCTACCAGCAAAATATTAATCACATATACAATCTGTACCGCTGGTAACTCAACAGGTGCGGCACAAGGGTGTATGCATAGACCACATCACGATATTGGACAGACAGGCACATTTACACCATTAACTACAAAATTCTTTGGTGCAAAGTCAGGTCAATATCAAAATTATCAAATGATTAGCACTATTGGACACATTGAACATGACCACAACACAACCAGTCCAATTGATTACACTATATTTGTGCAAGGATCTTCTAGTTTTGATGTCCAGATAGGTAGAGCTGGTACAAACAGTGAGGTCAACAGTTATGATGGATACAACTCAATCACTCTAATGGAGATAGCAGGATGAACATAAGACATCAAGCAATATTTGCACTTTACAACAATGTTGTAAAAGTAACAGGTTCTGGTGATGGTGTTGTTGCCCATGATATAAATGGAAACGTGGTATCTTGGGATGCAACAGCAGTTTCTAATAAAGAGGTAGACCTACTATCTGAATTTAAATTGACTGAACTACGAACAGAACGTAATAGGTTATTAGCAGAAACAGACTGGTGGGATATGTCAGATACGGCAACAATGACAGATGCACAGAAAAAGTATCGACAAGATTTGCGTGATATTACGAATACTTATAAAAACCTAGATGATGTTTCATGGCCGACTAAACCAAGTTAAGGGGAGATAGATGGCAATACCATCTTCAAGATCTACATTTAAGGAGTATTGTTTACGAAACCTTGGTAAAGGTGTCATAGACATTAATGTTTCTGACGATCAGGCAGAGGACAGGATTGACGAAGCATTACAATATTTCGCACAATACCACTATGATGGTGTTGAAAGAATGTATCTTAAACATGAGATTACTCAAGCAGATGTGGACAGGTCTAAAACAAATGACACCACAACTGCAACAGACGTAAGAGATGGTTCGGTGACTGCATCGTTCACTGAGGGTAGAGGATTTATTCCGATGCCTCAAGCAGTTGTGTCTGTTCTAAATATATTTCCATTTGATGATCAGTCAACAAACAATATGTTTGATATAAGATACCAACTAAGACTAAATGACTTATATGATTTTAGTTCTACTTCAGTTTTACATTATCAAATGACAATGCAACATTTAGATTTCTTGTCACACATACTTGTGGGTGAAAAACCCATTCGTTTTAATCAACATCAAAATCGTTTGTACATAGATATGGACTTTGAAAATGACATCAGTGTTGGTGAGTTTATTATCATTGAGTGTTATAGAAAACTTGACCCAGAGACATACACAGATATCTATGATGATATCTATCTAAAAAGATATGCAACTGCACTTATCAAAAGACAGTGGGGTGCAAATCTTTCAAAGTTCAATGGTGTTTCAATGTTAGGTGGTGTCACTATGAATGGTGAAACGATCTACTCACAGGCACAAGAAGAAATGGAAAAACTAGAAGAACAGATTCAATTATCATACGAGTTACCACCAGAATATATGATGGGATAGTGTCATGGCTGTAAACAGTATATTCCATACAAATAATAAAAGTTCGATACTCGCAGAAAGAAATCTATACAAGGACTTAATCAAAGAGGCAATCCAGATTTATGGACATGATGTTTATTATGTCGATAGAACTCTGGTTGCGAGAGATAATGTTCTTGGTGAAGATGCTTTATCAAAGTTTACAAATGCACAACCCATTGAGATGTACGTTGAGGACTCAGAAGGTTTTGGTGGTGACAAAGAAATCATCACACAGTTCGGTTTAGAAAATCGTAATGAGATCACTTTTGTAGTATCCAAAGAAAAATTCCAACAACTAGACAGTCAGATTACTTTAGAGGACGGAACTGATACTACTGGTGGTTCTATTCTTTTAGAGGCTGGAAGTATACAAGTATCAAATCTCACCACACTGTCAAAGTATTTTATCACCGATGAAAGTGATAATAACATACTGAATGAAGATGGTAGTGGTGGAAAAATACTGTCTGAAGAAAGTGGTAATGAGTTCTATCTCATACAAGACACTGCTGTTACAGATGCAGATAGACCTCAAGAGGGTGATATAATATATCATCCTATCTTTGAGAAAATGTTTGAGATTAATTTCGTAGATCACGATGAGCCATTCTTTCAACTGGATAACAATCCAGTATATAAGTTACGATGCAAGTCGTTTGAGTATAGTTCAGAAGCTCTTGACACTGGAATATCTACGATTGATGAGATTGAAGATGACTTGTCAACAAGCACAAATGAGTTTCAGTTTACATTAGAACAATCATCTGCATACAATGAAAGTATCGCACTTGAGTTCAACACAAATCTAACTTACACAGATTCAGTTCTTATGGAAGATGATGATACTGTGGTTCACGAGGATGACTCAAGATCTGCTGGTAATGCAATCTTACTTGAGAATGATGCTGACACTGGACTAAAAGAATACTTAATACAAGAATCCTATATAGTAGGAGATGCATCTACAGATAAGACTGCACAAAACGAATTATTTGACACACTTGATGATACTGTCCTAGACTTTACGGAGAGTAATCCATTTGGTGATGCTGGGAGTTTATAATGTTAGGACAATCCTTCTACCATGAAACAATAAGAAACGTCATAGTTGCATTTGGAACTATGTTTAATAACATACAAATTGTTCGTAAGGACAATAGTGGAACTGTTACACAGGTAATGAAAGTTCCTCTTGCATATGGGCCAAAACAAAAGTTCTTGACTCGTTTAGATCAAGATCCATCTTTATCTGCTGCTACTGCGATCACGTTACCAAGACTAGGATTTGAGATTGGAAGTCTTACTTACGATACTGCACGAAAGATGAATCGTGTTCAGAAGTTTAAGAAGGTAAAGTCAAATAACAAAAACAAACTTGACACACAGTTTATGCCTGTTCCTTACAATCTGGATATCACTCTGTTTGCGATGGCAAAGAACTCTGATGATGCATTACAAATCGTAGAACAGATACTACCATTCTTTCAACCAGACTACACACTTACAATAAATGACATGGCAGACATGGGTATCAAAAGAGATGTTCCCATCATACTGAATGATGTAAGTTACGAGGATAGTTATCAAGGTGATTTTGAAAGTCGTAGAGCAATTATTTATACTCTAGGGTTTACAACCAAGTTTTATCTCTACGGGCCTGTCACATCCTCAAGTGTTATCAAGACTGTTCAAGTTGATCAGTATGCAAATCTCCCAGAGGTATCACCAACCAGAGAACAGAGATATTCAGTCACACCAAAACCAATCACTGCTGATGCAGATGATGACTTTGGTTTCAATGAGACAAGTTCATTCTTTGTAGATGCAAAGAACTTTGACCCAGAGACTGGGACAGATAAACTAAAACAAGGAAATACTTCATAATGCCTTTTAGTAATGAAATAAGAGCTGGTGCATCTGGTGCTCAGTCCACTTCTCTTTATGGGCATGAGATTAACCAATCTTTGCGTTTTGAGGATGGTGATAGTCCAGCATTGTCAAAAACATTTAGTGCAGCACAAACTAACACCAAAATACTCACAATATCTGTGTGGGTTAAACGTGCTAATCTAGGCATTAGAAGCACTATTATATTTGCAAAAAGTGGCAGTAGTGCTTATTTACATTTTAATACAAGTGATAAATTAGTTTTTAACGCATACAATACAGGGTATACCAGTTTTACAAGTGACCAAGTGTTTCGTGATACGTCAGCTTGGTATCACATTGTTGCTCAAGCAGATAGCCAAGACCAAACTGGCGCAAACATACACAAAGTCTATGTAAATGGAGAATTGATAACTGGAACAACTAGTGGATCATTTGTTGCAGATGATACAGCCACTATGTTATTGCGTAATGGTGTTACGACTTATATCGGTGATGACACTGATGGTGCCTATCACTTTGATGGCTACCTCGCAGAAATGCACGTCATAGATGGAAGCGTTGTGGCTCACACAGAATTTGGCGAGACAAAGGACGGAGTGTGGATACCAAAAGCCTACTCTGGTTCATACGGAACTAATGGCTTCCACTTGCCCTTTGAGCAAGATGTAGTTAGTGGTTTTTCTGGAAATTTTGATGATGATGATAGTGACAGTATAACATTTACTGATGCTACAGCATACGATATAGGATCTTCTGACGATTTTACAGTAGAATTTTTTATTAAATATCCCGCAGTTGGAGGTAGTGGAACAGCTTACTATGGTGATATTGCAGGTAATTATGCAACTTCAGGCCCTCATTTTCTAGTAAGTCTAAACGTACAATCAACTGATAGAGATCTTTATATTTATTATGGTAATGGCCAGGCCTATTATTGGAGTATAGATGTACAAGGTCTTACCCTAGATGCTGGTGTTTGGCATCATATGGTTATACAAAGAGATGGAGGCTTGTTAAGAAGTTGGTTTAACGGCACTCGTGTAACAAATGCAAATGCAGGTACAGATGGTAAGATATCAAACACTACAGCATATGACTTATCAAAATTTGTTCTTGGTGTCGTTTATGCAGGTGGAACTGGCATTGGTGCAAAATTAAGTAATTTTAGATTAGTAATAGGTGGTACAGTATATGCAGATAGTGATAGTGATATTACTGTTCCGACTTCAACACTAACAAATGTAACAAATACTAAATTACTTGCATTAACTAGTAGCGATGTTACAGAGGATATAAGTTCAGAAAATAACACTGGTGTAAATAGCGGAGTGCTTTCTGATAATGACAGTCCTTTTACGACAAAAACTCTTGGTGATGATGCATCTGGTAGAGGAAATAATTTTACAATCTCAGGTTTGTCTTACATAGACGTAATGGCTGACAGCCCGACTAATAATTTTTGCATGCTTAATCCAAACGCTTATTCTGGGATAGGCACACTTTCAGAGGGCAATCTTACAATAACAACTTCTACAAACAATAGGGGTATTCATGGCACATTTTCTCTCCCACCAACTGGCAAATGGTATTATGAAGTTCATGTTGATTCTTATCAAAGTGGTGGTGGTACTTACTTGGGATGGGGTACGGACGCAAGTTTAGGATATGATGAAGCTGCCAGCAGTAAAGGAATATTTTTTAGTGGATATAATGAACAGGTACTATTAGATGGTAGTGGTCAATCTGGCGGTTATGGGATAACCAGCACAAACGTAGTAAATAATGGAGACATATATTCTATTCTTTTAGATGTTGATGGGGGGCTTTTTTATTATGCTAAAAATGGCACATACTTTAATAGTGCAGATCCAGCAGCTGGATCAGGTGGACTAGACGTTTCTGCAACTCTTGCGGCGGCTAACACTAGGGTCACTCCATGCATTACAAGAGGGGGTTCATATAACGAAACTTATTCAGTTAATTTTGGTCAAGATACTAAAGATGTAGCATCTGCAAATGCAGATGAAAATGGTAATGGCACGTTTGAGTATTCTGTCCCATCTGGCTTTTTAGCCCTTTGTGCAAAATCACTTACAGATCCAGAACTCGGCCCAAATAAAAGTGAACAAGCAACTGATCACTATCAGACAGCATTATACGAAGGAACTGGTTCAAGTCAAAATGTTACTGGAGTCGGTTTTAAGCCCGATTGGATCTGGGTGAAACGCAGAGATGGAACACAAGAACCATCAGTAACAGACAGTGTTCGTTTT